TCGTCCCGTCTCCTATCTTAATACGATTACGGTCAGCATCTAACTCAATAGCAACTTCCCCTTCCAGCAGTACAGGGTTCTCTTCCTGCCACTCAGCATAAGTACCACGTCTTAATTGTATACGTTTTGTAAAACTAGGCATCTGGTTGTCCTCCGTCGAATATATCAGTGTCGTCCAATACAGGACCACCCCCGTCAATAGTAACAAAAAATGGATCACTCTCCAGCGATGAAACCTTAGCTTGTAGATTGTCAGCTTTCTCTTTGTTCTCAGTAGCTACAGCCGACGACGTAGCCGATATGGTACGCTGTTGAAAGCTTAACGGATTAGGACGAACGACAGGTCTTCTAGCAGGTCTAGCCATTTCTTAGCACTTCCAACGACGCAACGCCAAAGCTTTACGGGTAGGTCTGCCTTTACTGTCTTTCATTGGTCCTTTTACTCCTGACATCCTAGCACAGAAGGAACGCTTACGGGGACCACCACCGGGTTGAGGAGCTTTTAAGTTAGACCCAGTAAGTTTATTTATTCTTCTCCGACCTGACTCACTAAGACCACCTTTGGCAGACTTATCAGAAGCTCTTAAAGATACAGAGGCAGACCTCATCCTTACTTCTTCTTCGGGAACCCACGCTTCATGTTAGCGTAAGCCTTTGGCGATATAGTTGACTTCTTCTTACTACGGCTGATACCTAAGCGTTTACGTCTATTCATGTTGTAGTATAGTCCTTTTTTCATCTCTTCATTAGCAGCTCCATCATACGATCAAGCTTAGTGTTTATCTCTTTAATATTTGTTTCAAGACCACCCATACGGTTCTCAACAGCAGTGTCTCGTTCCCTTTGTGCAGCCAGTTCCACCTCTATCTTAGTCAAACGTTTCTCATCACTATCCAACCGATCTGTCAGCTTTTTAATCATCCAACCGATAACACCTAATATAATAGCAAGGGCAGAGTCGAGAAAGTGGGAGATGGTTTCGGTCATCTTACGGCACTATGTTTAGTACTCCTGAGTTATTCCATACATCACCACTTACGAGACCAGCACTTGAAGTGGGTAAGTTAGCAAAGTTTAATATAACACCCGAACTACCAAGTGTAACTTTGTTATTTCCAGCATCTGTTGTTATTAGGGATGTAGCTGTACTACCTTCCACACGAAAGTCCACATCAATACCTTGTTCGTTAACGACAACTTCCGTATCCTTAATTGTCACTACTTCGGGGCCGGGTGTAGCAGTGGATGGATCAGCACCAGCAACAAGTCCTAATTGACTGGACGATTCTACCCTTACTCTTGATTCATGTACCGATTCTAAAGTAGCTGTGTCAGCTTGTGATATTACCCTAGCGTCGTAGTCGTCAGTATCTGGTGTTTTTAAATCAATGAGAGCTGCCGTGGAATTACCTACTTCTAAAGTAGGAAAGTCATAATCAGACTTCTTACGTAACTCTACACCAGACCCGGCAGCACCACCAGTGTGTACTATAAGTGTATCTTTATCGGTGTCTACTGTTACTTCTCCTTCAGCCCCAGCAAAGCCAGCGTGTTGTGCTGTGGTTCCTCTTCTAAGTTTTACTTGTATGTTTGGCATGGTTATATGTGGTTATTGGTTCGCTTTGCTCTCATCGTGTTTACTTACTATCGTTCGATAAACACTCATACGATTGATCCAAAGTCTAATGTTGTTGATAGTTTGTCTGAGTCTACTGCTGCATTAGCAATAGTAAGTGCAGTTGCTCCTGTTACATCTCCGGTGTGTGTAGCGTTTGTCACCTTTGCCGTGTTAGCAGCTACAGCAGTATTGTTAGCTACTTCCGTGTCGAAGTCTGTAATATTAGCAGCGGTGTGCGTGTGTGAAGCAGCCGCAAAATCTCCTGTATCAGCAGAAGCGGCCGTACCCGCATCACTTATAGTGGCTAACGTTTGTGTACCCGTGTGGTTGGCTCTAGCTAGTAAAGTCGCATCACTGCTATTAGCGGTGGCACCGTTAGCTACGTTTAACAACGATTGAGTCTGTGCTACACTTAACTCTAATATATCAGAAGAACTACCTGTATTATTACCTAATATCGTATTGGCGGGTATCTCTTCTATCTTAGCAAAAGTAACAGAGTCATCTGCAATACCCGTTACAGCTCCCACCTCAAGTCCCCCAAGCGTACTACCGTCGTGTACAAAAAGTTTCTTCGTATCCGTAGTGTATACTAGCTCTCCTTCTGCACCTGTAAAAGCTGAGTTTTCAGCTGCTGTTCCTTGTCTAAGTTGTACTTGAATACTCATTTATGCAATTCCTCCGTAGCTGTAAAACGCTGTTACTGGGTCACCAACTATGCTACCGTAATCATACTCAGTGGGTATATCTGTTATAGCTACTTTATATCCTCTTTCAATAACAAGTATCTCAGATAGATTAGCGGGTGGTGTGTCAAAGCGTACTAAATTACTAGCACCTATAATAGTGTAGTCGTCAGGGTCTTGAACTTCTCCGTCAATCGTTACAAGCATAGCTGTAGACGTTGTGACATTAGCTGTAAAAGTCAAAGCAAAGTCTGTCTCACTTCCGTCTCCTGTGAACTTACTAAAGCTTGGAGGACTACTTGTGCCTGTTGTTACACTTGCTATGGCTGAATCAACATAGGATTTATTAGCTGCATCAGTAGCACCTGAAGGAGTAGAAACACCACTAACAATATTACCATTAACATCAACAGCACCTGATACTTTCGACCCGTCAAAATCATTTAAAGAACGAGCGTCCACATAAGATTTATTAGCAGCGTCTGTGTTGGTTGTCGGAGAACCTAATCCTGTAATCTTATTGGTTCCCATTGCTAACGACCCTGTCATTGAGTCACCAGCTTTATTAACCTTTAAGGCATCACCTGCAATCCGAGCCGTCTCTTCAGCACTAATAGCAGCAATCCTAGCAGCTTCCTCGTTGCCTATCTCAGTGTCTACAAAACTTTTAGTGGTAGCGTCTTGCGGGTCTACAGGGTCAGCTAAGTCTTTTAAGTTTTGATCTTGTGCGGAAAAGTCCTGACTACCTTGTACCCGTTGTAGGGATGAATCGTTAAGTTCTCCTATCTCTTCATTTAAGAAACGGTTGTGTTGGTACGCTCTATCTAGTTCACTCTCAGTAAGTACCGATCCGTTCTCAAAGTCTACAAGGTTTAAGTCAGGCTGACTCTTACGACGTACTCTTACATCATCACCAGCGTCAACACCAGAGCTAGGAAACACACGAGTGACACCTGATGTAGTAGATACCGAGTAATTGTTTAACGCTAACGCTGCTCCGTTTACTTCTACTGTTATGTGGATTTCTTCAAGGAACGGGAACGTCACGATAAAACCTGCCGTAATGTCGGAGGCTGAGACGCTGTTATAGTCTACGTAGGTGTTAGCCATGATATTATATTATTACTTATTGAGTGAGGAGTTCAAGCACATCTTCACGTTGCATACCAGTTCTGAATCCTGCTTTAGCTCTAGTAAGTGCTGCGAACTGTCTATCTAACTCAGGATATTCCCGCAACATCTGTCTTTTAGCTTCTTTTCTGTAGCGTGTAAGAATGCTATTTATTTGTTGAATACGAGGACTAGGTAGACCCGGTTCAGATTCAGGAGATAGACGTTGATATGACTTAGATTTAATTAATTTATTGAGTGACTGCCTAAGAGTTAAACCTCTCATCTTCACAGTTTTAAGTAACTCTAGCTGTCTATCGTATGCTGATTGTCCTTTGTCGTTTTCGTACTCTAACAAATCAATCTGACCGCCCAAGCTAGGTGGAGGGTTTCTAAACGCATGGTTCAAACTTGCCATCTCATTTAGGATTGGATCGTCTTTCTTGGTAGACAACTGAATAGGATTAATAAACCCTGTACCCATCCATTGTTCTGCTTTGTATTCCTCTCCTAATATATTACGTTTAGTATCCAATGAACCACGAAGACCAAGCTTACGCTTTACGGCATCCATAACTGACCTAGTTTCCTTAACAGCTTGTGTGTCGTAGTCTGACATTTGTGATAAAACATTCGGAACAAAAGAACTAACGTAGTTTCTACCAAGCTTTTCAACATATCTATCAGGATCACCAAGAGCATCTGCCCACATCTGAATACCAGCTAAGTAGGACTTATTAGTAAAGTTTCTAGTTAAAGATAAAGTAAGAGCACCTGCTACGTGTTCAAAATCTGTTTCATCAAAGGACTTTGTTTCTTTTACACCTGTCTCTACAAAATCAGCAGCAATACCCAAGATAGTAGCAATAGGGTCTAAACGTTGATAACTGTAATATGTATCACCGATCTTTATACTGTAAGGCCTCCATCCTGTAGCCATCAACGCTTCTTTCTCTCGTTCATTACTAGGACCCCCACCCGTTATAAAGTCTCTGTTGTTGTAAGCTACGTCTACCATAACACCAGCAGTCAATGCTCCTGTCATGAATTTTCCGTTTGCTCTTGCTATTCTAGCTGGGTCACCGCTTTTGTAGTCGTCAAAAAACCTTTGTCTTTCTTCCCGTAATCCAACAGCGAAAGGAGTACGTTCAGCTGCAAACTTTAGAATATTGGTAGGAGTCCTAACAAAAGGAAGAATAAAACGTAAAAACGGAACTTTATTAGTAATCTCTTGTAGCCCTTTACCTAGCGTCCTGTCTTGTAGTTCTTTAGTAAAAGTCAAATACTGAGCTTCATCTAGTGCGTATTGAGCCAAGCCAGAAGCGTCAGGATTAAAGTTCTTATCTTTGTAATCTATTATAAAGTCAGCTTTTTCCTTGCCCTTCAGTCCTTTCTTGTCGGCAATCACAGAAGCTTCTCTAACAAGTCCTTCCTCAGACATCATACGACCGCTCTCAGTTACTATTGTGTCTACCGTATTATTTATGTGTCTTGCTAATTCTTTAGGATCACGAATGCCTTGTTGAAGTCCTGACATAGCAGCTTTAAAACGAGCAGCACGACGATACGCCAATTGTTTAAAGAACTCATCCGTAGTTAACAAAAGTCTACTAGGTATTCTCACAGCGTTACCAAAAGCGTCTATTGATTGTTTAGCTGCATCTGATTCTATACCACCAAAACGTTCGCTAGTGATCGCTCTTTTCTGTCCTTCTTCAAACGCACGATTGGATGGGTCTAGTAAGTTGTCTTGTTCTTTAAATGCTTGCTTAGAAAACTTAGCAGCTTCTTTAAACATTTCACCATCTGACCATGAAGCCATGACAGCTCTGACTACATCCATGTTGCCCGCCATCACACCACCAACAACAGACTCCATTGTAGTCATTACTTGAGTCAACGCATTACCCATGATATTAACCATCTGTGTCTTAGGACCACTCAATATAGAGTTCATCCAGTATTCAGTAGGCATATCTAAGAAGCTTTTACCTTGTGCCTTTTTAGCAGTCTTCAGTAATCGAGATAAACTACCTTCTAAATCATTTGGATCAACGTGTTCCCGTACAAGCTTAACCATCTTTTCAGGTTTCATGTTGCCGGAGTTATTAACAAACTCCTTACGTATGCCTTCTATCGCAGTCTCGGCTTCATTAAGTCCTAACTTACGTTTACCAAAACCTTCACGTCGTGCTTGTAAAGTAATAGCTGTTTCTCTGCCAATCCTACGGTATACATCTGCTACAGTAAGTAGTTGTTGAAAAGCATTTTTCAGTTTAGTTATCGACACATCACCATAGCCGTTAGCGAAGGCTTCTTCTGCAATCTCGCTAACATTCTGTATAAGTGCTTTACCTTGTTCTCTGTAAGCTTGTTGAGTTATACGAATATCACGCAGTACTTTCTCAGCGTCTTCTCCTTCTTTAGCTTGTGCTCTAACAGTTGTTTCGATTGCTTCGTCTATATCTGTGACTGCATCTGTAACTGTTACTTTCTCAGGATTAGCTTCGTAGTATTTCTCTAGTAAATCTTTCAGTACAACAACATCACCGTCAGTCTCCAATGCAAACTGTGGTAGTCTAGGTTTACCTCCTTTTAACAACTCATCTGCATATCCACGGAACTTCTCAGGAACAGCATTTAAGAACTCTTCTTGTTTGTTTGGTTTGTACTCAGGCAGTGGTTTAGGTGCTTCAGCTTCGATTTGTTTAACTTCTTTAGTAGGCTTAGGTTTCTTAAAAGATTCCATAGCCTCTTGAGCTTTCTTTAGTTGACCTTCAAAGACTTCTTTAGCGTTCTCGTCTTTACCTATTTTAGCTTCTAGTTCAGCTAATACCTCCTTCTGAATACCCCTCTTTTTTACTGTCTCACCAAGCAAAGCTAGTTTAAACATATTCTCCGAATCTTGAGTAGCATCAGCTAATATTCTAAATTCAGAAGCTATAAACCAAGGTTCTTCTCCTTCTATTTGCCTTCTAAACTTCTCCAACTCAACAGCAGAAAAAGCATCCTGAGCAGCAGCCATTTGTTTTTTAAAATCTATGGGAGCATCCACTTCAAAACCCGCATCAGTACGCTTCATTGGAAATGCGTCAAATTGCTCTTCTAGTTTTTCTAAATCTTTTCTAGCTTTTATTTCAACCGCATCAAAAGCATCGTCGTCTAATGTAGTCAAGTTAGGGTCAACAAACGGAGAACGCTTAGTTCCTAGTGGGATGTCTTCATCCACTTCAACATCTACTTTTACTTCTGGTTCTTCAACAAGTTCTCTAGTTGGTACTGCTATCTCACCCGCTAAATCTTCTGTTATAGAGTCTGCTACTTTCTGTGCGTCACCCGTCTCCTCCTTCACCTTACGGGCTTTCTTCATCGCCTTAACGGACTTGATAAACACACCAGCTACAGCTTCAAGACCTAGACCTTCCAACACATTCTTCATGCGTCCTTCTAGCTCCGACTCATCTCCGTCATACGCTAAGAACTCA